GGCTGCGGCAGAAACTCCTGGACCAACAGGTCTAGGGGCACCACAACAACCGATGGACAGGCGACCTATGACTGCTTAGTTATAGCACCAACCCACGTCACAGCACGGGCGACCTGCCCTTCCACAGCACCCAAAGGAGACTAGATGGAAGATACTACAAACAACGAGATCCAAGAGGATCAAACTACAGAGGCTCTTCTCGAGCCTACCCCTTATCAAAATAAATATAAAAAAGAATTATTAGATGAGGAAGCAGACGCAACAGCCACCGTTTCAGAGGACACTTCAGATCAAGAAGCCACTCCAGATGAAGAACGCCCTGTCGATGCTGAAGAGAAAGTGTTTAAGAAGCGTTATGACGATCTTAAACGACATTACGATTCTACTGTAAATAAGCATAAAGATGAAGTAAGTTCGCTTAAAACACAACTAGACGACCACGCTGATAAGATACAACTACCCAAGTCTAAAGATGAATTAGAAGCTTGGAGAACTAAATATCCTGATGTCTATGATGTTATAGAAACTATAGCATATACTAAGGCAGATGAAAAGTCTAAAAAAATGGAAGCTAATCTTAAAGACCTTGAAACCGAACAGGTAAAAGTTAAGAAAGAAAAAGCAGAAATAGAATTGGCTAGAATTCATCCTGACTACAATGATCTTAGAAAAAACGAAAGTTTTCATAAGTGGGTTGAAGAACAGGATTCACAGATAAAGAGTTGGTTGTATGACAATGATACTAATGCGGCACTAGCTGCTCGTGCTATTGATCTATATAAAGTAGATAGCGGCACAAGTAAGAAAAAAGCTGATAATACATTAGAGGCATCAAAGTCAGTAACATCAACGAGTAAAAAAGAAGTGGATGTAAGTAGCAAAAAAATCTGGAAACTTAGTGAAATTAGCAAAATGAAACCTAATCAATTTACAAAATTTGAAAAGGAAATTGATCTTGCTAGAAAAGAAGGTAGAATTGTTAATGGGTAATCTTTAACAATCTTATAGGAGGATTAATTAATGGCAATATCAAAGGCGGCAGGTTATACAAACCTACCATCAGGTAATTTTTTACCTGCAATATATAGTCAGAAAGTCCAAAAGTTCTTTAGAACTGCATCAGTAGTAGAAGATATTACTAATACTGATTATGCAGGCGAGATCGAAGCCTACGGAGATACTGTTAACATTATAAAAGAACCAACCGTTAGTGTAAGTTCATACACAAGAGGTGGACAAATCAACATCCAAAATTTGGCTGATGATCAAATCCAACTTACTGTGGACCAAGCTAATGCGTTTGCTTTTAAAGTTGACGATATCGAAGAAAGGCAATCTCATGTGAACTTTGAGGCTCTGGCTACATCTTCAGGAGCATACGCTCTTAAAGACTCATACGATGAAAACGTAATCGCAGCAATGGTATCTGGTGCAGGTACAACTATTGGCTCTGACGGTTCAGGTACAGATACAGGCTTCGGCTCATCTGAAACTGATCCTTTAGAAATAATGTCTAATGCATCTAAGAGACTAAATAGTGCAGACGTTCCATTCGAAAGCAGATGGTTTTTGGCAAGTCCAGAATTCTATGAAGCTCTAGCGAGCTCATCATCTAAATTATTAGATGCATCTGTAACAGGCGATTCTGCTTCCCCTCTACGAAACGGTAGAGTAATGGACGGAATTATACAAGGCTTTAAATGTTATATGACTAATAACTTTGCAGCCGCATCAACATCCAACTACCATAAAGTATTGTTTGGTCACATGTCATCTACTGCTACTGCTAATGCAATTGCAAAAACAGAAGTAATTAGAGACCCTGACTCATTCGGTGATATAGTAAGAGGATTACATGTGTTTGGCAGAAAAGTACTTCGTTCAGAAGCACTTATGGTTAGACATTTGTTAATTGATTAATAGGAGAATAATACATGGCAACATATGACGTAGTAGGAGTAGGTGTCGCAGGCACCAGACCCTCAAGACGAAACCCAGGTGTTAGAATCCCTTACTTAGTTGAGAATACTATTGACATCTCTCAAGTTAACGCAGGCGCAGGTACAGCAACAAATGACGTGCTACAAGTACTTAACATCCCTGCTGAGACTCTAATTCTACACGCAGGACTTGAGATAATAACTGCCCTATCTAACTCTGTAACTTTAGATTTAGGTATTACCGGTGGTGATGTTGATACATTCGTTGACGGAGATGCTAACGCAACAGGCTATTCTGTTCTTACAACAACAGCTAGACCAGTGATTGCAGGTGCTGACACATTAGATTTATTGTGTTTAAGTGCTGCATCATCTGCAGGAAAGCTACGTGTTTTCGCTATACTATGTGATGTAGGTGGCGTAGACGAGACAGATAGACAAACTGCAACTCAACACGATACTGACGTATCATAACATTGATATAATATGGGGGGGTCTTTATAGACCCCTCTATAGTACATAAAGGATATAAATGGCAACATACGATCTTAGAAAAAAACAAGCAAGTGCTACAGGGCAAATAACAACCAATATGCACCAAACTAATAATGTAGAAAATAGATTACAGAATTTAGAAAATAAAATGGACAAAATTTTAAAAGCATTAGAAAATAAAAATCAGGAGAAATAATTATAATAAATGTCAACCTATTTAGCAACAACAAATAAAGTTTTAAATGAACTCAATGAAGTAGAATTAACTTCTGCTACGTTTTCAAGTAGTAGAGGAATACAAACTTCTGTTAAAAATTTTGTTAATAGGGCTTTGCATGATGTTTATAATGAATTAGAAGAACTTCCAAGTTTGCACAAAGAAACATTTCAAGACACTAACGCAGGACAAAGAGAGTATGCATTACCTACTACAGATTCTCCACAAACAGGAGATCTGGAAT